ATGCTGGAACCCGTACCAGCGTCTTGTACGGGCCTCACAGAAGGGTGGTTCATTCGTGTACGCCGTATGGCTCCCGTCTCCCCGCATCCTGAAGGTCGGCTTCTCGACGTACATGAACGGCTTGTTTGTATGCAGCGTCCGCGACCGGGCAAGGGAGCGCAACTGGGATACCGAGGGCGCCCGCTGCATCTGGAAGCAGCCCGGCGACACGCGCACCGAGGCGTGGATGCAGGCCACGCTCGCGTTTCGCTGGCCGCCAGCATTCGAGGAGAAGGGTGGCCGGATCTGCGAGTGGTTCGCCGTTCCCGAACTCGCCGTGGAGGAGATCACTGAGGTCGTGGACGGCATCTACCGGCTCGTCCCTCCCGATCTGACACCCCGGGCCACCCTGCCTGTATCGTGAGTGCAGTGGCGCGCGAGACATGAGCCGTGCCTTGAGGTGGATGGGGGGTGATGTTGAAAGATGGCATCCCGAGACGCCAACGTGATTGCCTTCCCCGATCTCCCTCCCAAGGGCTCCCGCTCAAACGGCGGCGGTAAGCGCGGCCTGATGGGACCAGAGATCGGCACTTTACCTCGTTTGATCTAGGACAACGTTTGTTCGCATTTTATGGCGGCGGGGATGTCTTCTTAGAACGCTAATTCGATTACGGCGAGGCAAGTTCAAGGGACTACCAGGTCATGTTGTCCCGCAACGGGATGGCCGCGGCCATCGAGCAGGTGCTGACCCTCCCGATCCGTGGTGCCCCGCGCACCATTGAGCCAGCCGGGGGCGATAAGGGCGAGGCGGCGTTCGTCCAGTCGGTGATGATGACCCCCGATGAGTCCGGGGGTATGGCCACGCCCATCTCGGAATTGATCGGCCAGATTACGACCGGGCTGGTCTTCCGGCGCAGTTTCTTCGAGAAGGTCTGGGGTCAGCGCGAGTCCGACGGGAAAATCATCTACCGCAAGGTTGCCTACCGCCCCCCCGCGACCTGCCAGGCCCGTTACAACGACCGCACCGGCGAGCAGAACGGGTTCCGGCAGCAGGTCTGGCTGTTCGGCGGGAACCTGATGCTGAACAACAAGCAGAAGGTTCCCGGCTACGTCGATATCCCGAAGGTCCGCTCGTACATCTACACCCACGGGAAGCACCGGGAACCGCTCACCGGAATCAGCGAAATGGAAGTCTCGCGGCAGTGCTACGAGACCATGGCGAAGCTCCAGTTCCTCTGGTTCAGCTTCCTTGAGGGCATGGCTATGCAGCGGCTCGTCGTCTACGGCAACGACCAGCCCGAGGCCACAGCCAGGGCCGACGACATAGCCCAGCTCCGCGGCAGCGGCATCGTCGGCCTGGTCCATCCGGTCGAAGGCCAGAAGACTTTCGAGGCCCTTCCCTCCGCCGCTGACGCCGGCGCCCAGTTCGCAGCGTGCATGACGTATCTCGAGAACTGGATGACCTCCTCAGTGCTCGCCGGCTTCCTCCAGCTCTCCGGTGCCGCGGCGAAGGGCACCCGTGCGGGCGGCGGCGCGTCGTCCGGGTCGTACGGCATGTCGGAGGACCAGTCGTCCTACTACCTGGCGTCCCGTGAGGCGGTGGCGACGGAGATCGCGGACAGCATCTCCCATGACCTGATCCGTCCGCTGGTGATGCTGAATTTCGGGGCTGATGCGGCGTTTCCGACGTGGAAGTTCGGGCCGTTGCAGGAGGCGATGACGGCGGTCCTGTTCTCCATGTTCGGGCAGATGGCTGCCGCGCCGTCGCTCAATGTCCCACTTCAGTTCATCGACGCCCTGACGGAGCGGATGGCCGTCATTCTCGACCTGGACGCGGGGTCGATCCATGACGCGATGGTCAGTACGGCGAGCCAGCGGGCGGAAAAGCTTGCAGGCAATCCCCCGCCCGGTATGCCCCCAGAGGCCGCCGCTGGCCTCGGTGCGCTGCAAGGCATCGCGCAAGCCGGGACGGGCATTGCCCAGGCTGCTGCGGCTCAGGGGCGGGGTCCGCAGCCGGGGAAGGCCCCGTCCGCGCCAGCGTTCCCCTCGCCTTCGGGGCCGCCGTCACCGCCGCCGGGTAAGCCACCCATGGCCGGGCCGCTGGCCGCCGCGGCGCAGTAATGGCCGGGGACCGGCGCGTGATTGCTGTAGCGTGCTGACAATGAGCGGCGAGGTAGAGCGCAGGTCATACGGCGACTCGCAGGCGTTTTACGGGGGGAACGGCAAGAGGGACCGGGACACGCCGCCCGGTGCCGGGCATCCCTCCGCCCGCAAGGCCGGCGAGCTCGACCCCGAGTGGGTCATGTGCGGCGTGGACGTCCCCGCGGGGAAGCGGCTGTACGCGAGCAAGGATCTCAAGGGGTCGGCGTTCGCGGTGGCCGTGGACGAGCACTGGAACGGCGACGGCTGGCACCTCACCACCACCATGCAGCGGATGCTCGTCATCACGAAGCCGACCTATGGCGAGTGCATGGCTGAGCTGATGCGGATCTGGCAGAACTGGGAGAACGAAGGCCGGGCTTTGCCTGCTGGCAGCGGGTACGAGCCGCACCGGGCCGTGAGCCGGTGACCGCGCAGTGACCGCCGCCCGCGAGGAAGTCCGCGAACCGTTCATCGACGGCGTGACGGACGGCTGGTGCGAGCTCGTCGTCCCTCCGGGCGGGAAGGTCTACCCGGAGGCCAGCGAGCCGAAGATCGGCGTCGCTCACCCGCGCTGTAATGCCCTGGCCGACCTGGCGATCGAGCTGGACGCCTTCTTCTGCGCGGCGTGTCACCGGAACGGCCGGATATCCGGGGCCTGGTGCCTTGAGGTGATCGAGGAGGCCGGCTCGCCGTGACCACCCCCGCCCCGCCGCGATGGACGGAGAACGAGGACGGGCCGATCTGCGTCTGCGGCGAGCCGACCGTGGTCAAGATCATGCCGGACGGGGTGCCGGTCTTGCTGTGCCTGTTCCACACGCGGGAGTCCGGGGCTATGAAGCGACTCCCCGCGGATAAGCCCGCGTGCTTCCATCCGTGCGACCCGGACTGCGAGGTCGGCCCAGCGCACTGCTACTGGATACACGAGCCCAATCACAAGCCCGGCTGGCACTCGCAGGATGACTGCCCGGTGTGGGCGGCGCCGTGACCACCCGCGACCTGACCTGGCGCGCGGTCATCGCGGTCGTCGTCCTCGTCGCCGTGGTCCTGGTTGCCCATAGTCCCGCCGGCCAGTGGCGGTTCCCGTGACCACCCCGGCCATCCGGTGTCCGCACTGCCTCGATGAGGGCCACGTCTGCGAGGAGCACCCGGAGTTCCCGTGGGAAGTCAAGGTCGAGGGCCATGACGGGACCGCTCCCGGCCACGGTGCGGGGATGCCGTGCCCTTACTGCTGCTCGCCGATCCCGGAGGGCGCTACGGTCTCGATCACGCTGGCGTTCGTGCCCGACTGGAAGCGCTCGTGACCACCCCGGCCCCGGCTGGCACGATCGAGCGGCTCGGCCGCTGGCCTGACCCGGATGAGCCAGGCCGGTTCGTGGCCCGCTGCTCCTGCCGCGCATGGTCGGCCGTTGGCACGGTCGTGGAGGTCAACGCGGCGGGCCGCAACCATGACGACTCGCCGTTCCGCCATCACGTCGTGTCGATCTACGGGAAGGTGCGGGACGATGCGGCGGTGGTGACGTGACGACCCCGGCCCCGCAGCAGCAGCAACAGCCCCCGCCGCAGCAGCCACCCCCTCAGCAACCCCCGCGCCTACCGCCCGGCTCGCTCCCGCCCGCCGTCGTCGACGCCGTGGCCGTGGCCCTGTCCGCCCTGCTGCTGACCGCCCTGACCGCTGCCGCGATCATCGCCGCGCTGCTGTCCCGGTTCCCCGCCGTCCGCTCCGCGCGCTACCGCACGTTCTGGCAAGGGTTGCAGCGGGTGCTGGACCGGATCGTGGTACCTCACCCGCCTCCCCTGACTGGCGTGATCGGGGCGGCGAGTGAGGCGACAGCACGGCAGAACCTGGCCAGGCGGGCCCAGTTCGCTGTCGCGGCGGCGACACGGGTAGCGGGGGCGATGGCGGAGGCCAGGTCACGCGGCGAGGACGTGGAAGCAGCGGCGGACGCGCAGATCGGGCAGGAGACACGCTACTTCCAGCAGCACCTGGACGCGATGTGGAACCGGGCGCGGGCAGCCGGGATGGTCGACATGGCGGCGGCCGAGCACGGGAATTTGCTCGGGTGGTACGCCATCCGAAACGACGGCAAGACGACCCGCGAGTGCCTTGCCGCTGATCATCACAACTTCTACGCCGACCAGATGCCGGATATCGGCTGGCCAGGAGGCGGCCCGCACCCGAATTGCCGCTGTTTTCCCGGTCCGCCTTGGCCTGGTGCCCCGCTGCTGGCAGGCAGCGGACCGAGGCGTTCGCGGGCGGCATAAGACCGTGACGTTATCCAGTGGATGACATATCCTTAAGTCATGACAACGACGCAGACCACCGAGACCGAATCACCGTGTGACTTCCACTGCGGCTATGTCGGCCCCGACGATCAGGACTTCTGGAATCACATGTTCTGGGAGCACCGGACCGCCTGCACCGAATGCGCGGCGACGCCCCCGGACCCGCGCTGGCAGAGCCTCACTCACGAGCCGGACTGCCCGCGCCTTCAGCCGGGCTACGTCTACCCGCCCCCCTCAAGCCTATCCTCTTGACATCATCTAGGGTTTGACATACTCTAGAGACATGACAACAACGCAGACCGCGGCACTCGCCTACCGGGTGCTGGGCACCACCGACGACATCACCGACTGCGACGAGTGCGGCCGGGCCGACCTCCAGTCAGTCGTGATCCTGGGCTACCTCGACGCGGACGGCAACGTCGAAGGCGTGCGGTACGTCGGCAGCGACTGCGGAGCAAGGCTCAGCGGCCAGCGCGCCGGTGTCATCGCCTCCGACGCCAGGAAGGCCGATCACGCCGCCCGCGAGGCCGCGAACGCCGCTTACGGCGAAGTGAGCTACGCATACACCCAGGCCCGTGATCTGGCTCTCGTCGCGTGGATCGCCGGAACCTA